AATCTGCTCCGTCAGCACCTGCGCGGGCGCAGCATCGGGCGCGATAAAGGCGGGCGGGTGCTGACTCTCCGGAGGATAGGTGAGTATGTTGTTCGTCCCAATGGTCAGTTCGGATGCGCCTGTGTGCGGCATGATAAGAATGTTAAACGTCTGATTCTGCAGGATCTGCGTATGCCAGCTGCACAGTTGATAGACGTGGAGATTCGTCTGTGCGACCGACAGGAACTCCGGCGGCGGCAGCACCTCCATCGGGTCAGCACTGCGTCCGAAATACTGCACAACGGGCAGCCGCCCGAGGGGATTATCTCCCTGCCGGATGATCTGCTTGTTTTCGTCCGCGACCGCCCATGCCATTTCGGTCCATGTGTAATACCGCGTCTTTGTTTTGTCCTCGGAGTCCTTGACGGTATTCTTGTAGCCGAACTCGACCATACGGCCGCGCTCGTCAAAGCGCCAATGTGTGACCTCCGAGGGAAGCACATGCGCAAGATACGGCAGCGCCCTCTTGTTGAGGCTGTCCTGCACTGTCGCACCGATCTCTGCCTCATTGTTGACGATGACATAAACAACGCCGTAGAGCTTCGCCATAGTGGCAAGGCGGCGCATATAGTTCTGCAGGTCTGTGCCCGTACGGTCGGCATCATCGAGAAATACCTTAAATTTTGCCGTATCATTGTACTCACGCTTAATCTCGTTGCGAAAGATCGGGTCTACCGACGCATTGACAATCGGTCCCATATAGTTGAGGTAGTAAGCGAGCTTCTTGCGTTTGGCAAAATTCTCCGGACTCTCGCGTGTATGACGGATGAGTGCTCCGCCCTGCTTGAATTGCCCATCACCATAGTATGCGTCATGCAGCAGCGTGTAAGTCTCTGCCATTTCGTTGATGTCCAAATGCGCCCCTCCTTAGTAGATATTGCCGCGCATCGCCCGGATACGTTCACCCGCCGCAAGTGCCTCCGTCGCATAGCGTACCGCGTCGATCGTATGATTATCCTTGTCGGGATATGCGCTGATAAATTGCCCGTCTTTGTTGCGCTCGTATTCGTAGCCGACGAACTCGCGGTAGGTGTTCGGTGCGCGGTGCTTGTCGATGTAGATGCGTCTGCGCCCCTGCAGCCAGTGGATGCCGTATGCAACGGAGTCGGGTCCCTTGCGAGCTGCGTGCACATCCAGACCAAGCCCACGCATTTCGGCGATGCTCTTCGGCTCTGCAGCGTCTGCGGTCAGGTGTTGCTCGTGTAGGCGCGGCAGGATTCTCCGTGCCGCCTGTGCATTCGTCAGCTTCTGCTCATAGATCTCACCGAAGATGTATAAATCCTCGTGCTTGGCATCGTAGTGCATGGAGACAAAAGCAAGAGGGTCAACAGCAAAACCAAAATCAAGACCGTGATAGAGGCGGTCAAAGAGTGCCACATCGGTATCACTCATCTCCATGTCCTCGACGTTATCAAATACGCTGCCTCCCGTGCCCGTGACCTCACCGAGGTATTCGTGCCGGTACAACGTCTCGTTCTTTTCACGCAGGCGCTCTGCCTCCGCGATGAACTGGTCGCCGAGCCACGCAGAAGGTACGTCCCGATAGGTGGAACGATGCACAATACGATCTTCGCGATCGAATAGTGCTTCTTCATTGACCCAGTTGTTACGGCTTTTAGGTGGATTGTACGAATAAAACACCCAGTAGCGCTCACCGCCGCGCAGGAGCGACTGCAAAAGGCTCCGAATCTCCTCCATGCCCGTGAATTGGTCGAGCTCCTCAATCCATACGATACCGACATAACCAAACGGAGGCTTGAGTGACTTGACCTTGTTTCGGTCATCCACGCCGAGGAAAAGAATTTTCTGCCCGGTGCTCTTGTGCTCAAACGACAAAGGGCTCACCCGTGCCGCAAATGCATCGGATAAGCCCAGCGCGTTGATTGCCCAGTCCACTTGATTATAGACACTGTTGCGCAGCGTATTCGCGACTTTGCGCAGCACGACAACATGACAAAGCGAATTCTGCAGGAGGCCGAGCAGGATAGAGAGCGATGCAAAGCTCGACTTTGTGGATCCGCGCCCGCCTGCAAGCCAATAGTGCGTATAACGATGCTCCTGCACATCGTAGAACAAATTATCAAAGCTCGGTGCTATCAGCTCCGCAACATTGACAACCCGCTCACTCATCCGCATCACCTCTCTCGAATACAAACGTGATCGGCGACGCTCTCTCCGTCCGATCCTTGTCAAGGGCTTTCTCTTTCAACTTGACTTCGCGCTCGCGGAGGCGGATGTCAGCGCTCTCGCCGATGGTGTCCAGTAGGATCTTCATCATTTTGGGATCTCCTGCGCAGGCGCTCCGGACGATGCTGCCAAGCACCGCGTCACCGATCGTAAGGCCGTCGTCACGGATGCGCGCCGCGCGCATGATCCCGTTCTTGAGATCTGGATGGAGGTCTTTCAGGGTGAGCGAAATCGCCTCCTTGAGCGCCGTGCGCAGCGCTTTCTTGCGGCGTCGGGATTTTCCGCTTGCAACGCCGCCTTTTTTGCTATTTTCTCTAGCTTCGCTCTTACTTCGTTTCGATGCCGGAATCAGATTCTGCTCGTTCGCCATCTACACGCTCACCACCTGCCTTTAATTTCGCACGCATACAAAAAGGGCGCCGCTCCTGCAGCACCCTCGATTATCAGCTTATACTATATCACAGGTCATATAGGACATTCTAGGACATCTTTTCTGCAATCGCCCGCAATGCACCTCCGTGCAATCGTGTTACCTGCCGAAAACTATACCCCATCCCAACGGCAATGTATTCCCATGATTCGCCCTGCAAATAGCGGCGATGCAGCACTTCGCGATAGCGTCCGTCGGTGATCTCTCCAATCCGCTCCTTCGCCTCTTCGCGCATAGCAATCAGCTCATCCCATTTCGCATTGACCCGCTCAGCGTATTTCTCAAGCGCTGCAATTGCATCTGAGAGATCGCCGATGTGCGAGTTGCTGACCTTGTCCTTGTCGTACTCGATTGCCTTGAGATTCATAACATCATCTCGTGCACGCTGATAATCCATCTCTGCACTCCGCAGATCGCTCTCAGCATCGCGGATGCGTCTCAGATATTCTTTTGCTGTCATTCTGCTCCTCCCTCAAAGTCACGCAGCCGGTACTTGTTCAATTCTGCCCACAGCTCCTTATTCTCCTCCCTGAGTGCATCAATTTCCTCAGGATCGCAATTCTGATTCTCTTCACGCTCCATTGTCCGCGCCATCATGCAGCGCATACTCGCGTTGATGATATGACTGTCACTCCGATCACCTGCGAGCCACATAGCCAGATGGCGCAACGCACGTGCAGCGTGCTCCTCTGCAGGGATACTGCGCCACGTTTCACCCGGATGCTTCTCCGCACCTGTTGTGAGACCTGTAGCGACCTCATCCAACCACTCAAAATCAATGTATCTGTACTCATTCGACTCCGCGCTCTGCGGATATTTCTGTTCTGCCATTTCTATTCTCCTTCTGGCGTTTCACTTATGCAGCGCCATCGTATGCGACCAATCGCAAAATACTAATCAGCTGCTGCGCATATCCATCAAGGCAGTGCTTTTCCTCCTCGTACTGCTCCCAGTTCAGCCAGCCCGTTGCATTATCACCCGTGATAATCGGCTGCAGCACATAGCCCCAGCGATAGTCTCGTACGAGCCTCGTCCCGCCGCCGCGTATGTAGTAGAGCCGTGCATAAAACTCCTTGTCGATCTCGCGCGCCTTGCTCAGCAGTTCAATCCATGCGTCCGAATCCTCCGGCGAAATCTCCATCGACGGATCCACACACGCATAGTCCGTCGTCTGCTGCTCCTCACGTTCGAGCATCGCATAGGCACGCTGCTCAATGCGTTCGATCATGGACATATACGGGCTTGTGTCTGGTGTTTTCGGCTGCGCCTGTGCTTTTGCCTTCACATGTTCGAAATAGCCCATAAAATCACCTCCAAGCTTGTAGGGGTTCCCTAAAAATAAGCGGGTTCCCTGACCCAGTCCCTTGAATTTTAGCATTTAAGGGAACCGCACTTTCCTTAGAGCCACAAGGCTTTAAGGGCAAAGGTTCCCTTGGTCCCTTAAAATTTGAAATACATATATATACTTTTTTACCTCCCTACCCTTTACCCTATATCTATGATTCAAGGTAAGGGTGGTATGTGTAGTATATATATAATATAAGGGAACTAAGGGAACTCTCTTATATATATGACCTTCACCCTTGAAAATACTGGATTTTTGCGGTTCCCTTAGCGGTTCCCTTAGGGTTCCCTTAGTACCCTTAAACTTATAGCGGGAGCTCTGCCCCTTGCGGAATTTGTACAACATGAATTTTTGTGCCATTGTAGCTCACCCGTTTCGTATAGCGATTTTGCTTTTTCTCGAGCGACGAGCAGATCAGCCCGCCCTCGGCGAACTCCTTTAGGAACTTATTCGATGCAAATCCCGCGCCGTCGAGCGCCGCACGCAGATACATCGGATAGATGTTGTAATAGCCCTCACGGATGAAGCCGTATTCCGGCGAAAGATTCGCCCGTGAGCCGTAATCATCGGAAAAACGCTGCCGATTACTCAAAAGCCACGCCTCCACAAAGTCCCATGCACGCCGCGTATCGGATATTTCGCGCCGTGTCGGCAGCTCTGCCATGATGACAGCTGCCAGTAAGATGAGATACTTCTTCATAATGGTCTGCTATTTTGATGATGATGGGACAAAGGTAGGGGCGTGGGGCACGAAAAACTAAAACCTACAAACGAAAAATGGTCTGCCTCTCCCCAAACAGGCACCTGTTTACCCTCGCGCAGAATGCAGGACGCCAAACAGGCGCCTGTTTACTCTCGCGCAAATTGTGTAGCGCCAAACAGGCACCTGTTTACTCTCGCGCAAATTGTGTAGTGCCAAACAGGCACCTGTTTACCCTCGCGCAAATTGCGTAGCGCCAAACAGGCACCTGTTTACCCTCGCGCAGATTGCGTAGCGCCAAACAGGCACCTGTTTAGCTTCGCGCAGGCTGGAGTGCCCCAAACAGGCACCTGTTTACTCTCGCGCAGGCTGGAGTAACTCAAACAGGCGCCTGTTTACCCTTGCGCAAATTGCGTGGCGCCAAACAGGTACCTGTTTACCG